AGACAGACTCAACATAAAATTCTTCTTGATTGATATCAATATAAGAACCAGAAATAATACCAGATGCATTAACCACATCAATTAATGTGTCTGATTTTTCTATATCTTTTGCTACTGTAGTAGTTACAGTTCCAGTGTAATTCTGAATTGCGCGAGGCTCCACACTGTAGGTAACTTCTCTTCTAGCAACTCCAGACGCCTCACCTGCAGCAAATCCAAGAGATACTTTTTTAATAATTTCACTTGAAACTGAATTAGAAGAAACTGGACCAAACAAATATGTTTTTGCTGTAAATTTTAAGGTATATATTAATGCTCTACGCTCAGTGTAATCTCCCTCATAATTATCTGTCATTGATATATTATCTAGAACTATAGGTATATCTCTTTTTTCTCCAATTTCTTGGATCAAATCTACAGTTAAATTGTAATTTGGTTGAAAATATGGTAATATTTGTTCGACTATTTGGAGCATGTCATCATTAAGTTTAGTCATAATGCTCAGTTCAAAATTTAAATTATAAGGAACTGGAAGATATGCTTTTTTTATTTGATTATTATTTAGATCTCTAGTTAAAAAAGTCTGAGTTGTAGTTAACTTTCTTGTTGTATCATAAGACATGCCAATCAGTTCAAATGACATTCTTGGTAAATTCATTTGAACTGGTTTGTTTAATTCAGGAACTTGCTCTAATCTTGCTAAGAATTTTTGGGTTGGACCGTAAGATAGTGGAACTCTGATAGAACTTTTTATATTTCCAGCATCATCTTTATGCTTAACGCTAATTGCATTAAACAAAGTACCGAAAGAAACTACTGTCTTTCTTATTATTTCGTGATAAAAATATTCAAACATGTTAGGAAATCCTTATAATATTATTTAACAATTTACCTATTTAGAAACTATGGAGTTCCAAAAGGATTACTTTCACTAAAATCAATAATCGTATTAGCTTCTATTTGAATTTCTTTATTTTGAGCAAATGGGTCAACTAAGTTATCGATTTCTGTCTTTTTAATTTCATAACTTGCACTAGATGCGGAACCAACAAGTGTTTCTCCGGGTATAAAATCTCCAGTGATATTTGAAAGCTCTAATTTATTTGTGGCCGCATTCCAAGATTTTACTCTTGCAGTATAACCAGAGGAAGATCCAACGACAGTTTCATTGTATAAGTAAGTACCATATCCAACCATATATGGATTTTGAATCTGTATAATAGGCGCTTGTGTGTATCCAATTCCAGTAGTTACAATTCCAATTCTGGTTACCACACCATTTGTTAAAATTGCTCTTGCTTGAGCTGAAATAGTAGATGAACCAATAAATTGTACTATTGGCTCTTGTACATATCCAGAACCACCATTGGTGACAGTTATAATTCCAACTATCCCATTCCCAATAGATGCAACTGCAGTAGCACCTTGTCCATCTCCACCATAAAAAGCAACTGTCGGTGGAGATGTGTAGCCATATCCTGCGTTAGTAATTTCTATCCCTTGAACCCTAAATCGACTAGAATCTGGCTCACACAAGTCAACAATTCCACCAATCATTGTTGCAATACCAGTTGCAACTTGTCCAGATGCTGGTGGTGAAAACCTAACTGTTGGGGGAGTTTTATATCCGTCTCCACGATTAGTTATTTGTACAAATGTTACGCCACCATTTACTATAGTAGCTGTGGCAGTGGCGGTAACTCCAGCACCAAGCATATCAAATGTCTGAATATATCCTTGTTGTTGGACATTATCATCAATATAATCTATTCCAGTATCAATTAGTTCATCTTGATATCTGAATAATTCACATCTTAATGTATAAACATAAGTTTTTTGTAGTTGATAAAATGGGAGTTCATGCTCCACAAATTTAATTTCAAACAATCTGTCACCAAGTGGAAAATAAATGAGATCACCTTCTTTTGGTCTTGTAGATAATTCTACATCAGGTTGTTCTTTAATGAGTGGCGAAATATAAGTTTCAAATCTTTCTTTGGAAATGATCAGTGTTAAATCATTGTATGGTTGGACTCCAAATTTTGTTAGAAGAGTTCCTGCACCTTCATATCCTTCGTAAGTGTCCACATAAGCTTCTATTGGATATGCACCATCAAATTCGGACTCTATAACTTCTTTTATGATTGTTTTCTTTGTTATATATTTTCTTGGAATGTAATGTACATCAACTCCGTAGATTTTTAACTGTTCGTTAATTAAATCTTGTATTAATCCTTGTTCTGATTTTGATCCCTGAAGAAAAAATGGATTTAACATACTTAACCAATAAGATCTAATGGGGGAATCTCATAAGTACTTGACATTCTCTCCATAATGATGTCAATTTCTCGCTGAGCATCATCATAAATTGGTCTTCCGTCCAATTCGACGCCGCCGGGAAGTTTAACTCCTCTAAACTTAATTAAATTCTGACCCCATTGCCTTTTAATGAGGGCAGTTAAATACTGCTTTAAAAATGAATCATTCCAGACTTTAGTTGATTCTGCTGGATTCAATGCCCTGTAGCAATCAATAACAATAACTTGACCAACTGTCAAACTTGCCCAATCTATATCTAAATATAGCTTATCTTCTCTTTTATTGAATCTAACTTGTTTTTGTGTTGTGAGTAACCAGTTTAAATCTTCAAGATATGTTTTTACCATAGAATAAGTTAAAAGCTCAGTCGATCCCCAATAATAAACATCATTGAGAAACAACTGATATTTTATACTAAACATTCCACTGGAAATGCTATTGGATCCTTCAAATTGAAATATTTTATTGACTCCTATGACATAAGATGGAATCTTTAGGTAATTGGCGGTTTCTTGGTATTCATATATTTTATCTCCGGTTACTGTTGTAATTCCTACTCCCTGCTTGCCTCTTGCTCTATCTAAATCTTCTTGTGTGATTTCATACTTTAGAAAAGTTTGAGCAACACCATCAAAATGTCTTTCTTGGAAAAATTGGACAGCATCATCTACTAAATCTTCAAGTTGTTCTTGTGCAACATTAATTTCTAATACTGGAGCACCTAATTTTCTTAGGCAATAATCAATTAATTCTTGTCTAGTAGATGGTTGTGCCATTTTTTTATAAATTAAAAATTACTTCTTGTTGCTTTAAATATAGTTTAATATACAACTTAGCAAAATTTTTGATAGTATTAATATCGTCTATACTATCTATATCTCTAGATAGCCTTTCATATTCAAATAATTTATTGATGTTATCTAATTGTATTTTATTTGGATCCATTTAATAAATTTCCCAATAAACTTTTAATTTCTTCTAAATCATTTTTGATATTATCGATATTATTTTCTAATGCCTCAATTTTTTTTGTGTCATTTTCTTTAATTGATTTTAATTTCATATATTGATTGTAATCGCTCATATTTGTATTTAAGATAGCTTTTGTGTCTTCATCTCTTACTAAATTTGAGTGTCCTTCGACTTTTAAATGTGCCATATTAAGCCAATGCTATAACTCTAAGATCAGATAGTCTAGGTGGGAAAGCTTGATTTGTGCCGGAACCAATTAATTTTATACTAAAATATTTAAATGGAGAAAGATTATTTACTGTAAACTCATACTCTTTGTATTCTAAATCTCCAGAATTATAACCAATTTTATTTGTTTTAACTATTTTTTTATCGGAAGTTCCATCACTTAAGGATTGTGAGATCACTCTGCCATCTTCAGTGAAATTTGAATAACCTGGGAAAGGATAAAAAATTGATGAATCATTAGGATTACTTTTAATTGAATATAAAGCTCTGATATCACTAAAAGTGTTTACATATGCAGTAACAAGTAATTTTAATGAAGTTGCTGGAATTTCTAATTGAATACTATTAGTTGCATAAATGAACGATGATGGGTCATCAACAATAGTACTAACTCTATTGTCTGTGGCATAATTTTCAATGGGACTGTTTATTCTATTGGTAGTAAATATAACTGACGATCGATCCAAGTCAACTGTTGGTGATATGTAAGAATTTCTTGTTGATAGTGCTAAATCTACAGTCAATGATTTTTTTGCAGGAAGTGCAGATAATCTTTCATCCTCGTTTACTTTTGAGCATACTATTCTTGGCGAATCGAAGTAATTATTTTCATATAATTTTACATTAGTAAATCCTTTGTCTTGAAATGAATTTTCTACACCATCAACACTAGTTCCCGACACTGTTCTCATTGATGCAGTAATATCAGTTCCGTTGACTGATGTAGTTTGTATATTTGGGGTTACAATTTCATATTGAATATTCTGAGTGCAATTTATAGAAGATCCTCCTGTTGATTTTGTCTCATTTGAGTATAATTTAGGGAAAAAAGTTCCAACACTTCTATCAACTTGACCATAAGGTAGGGCATCGGTTTTTCCATTTTGAGAGGTATTTATTTTAATTGTATAGTAATCAAAATCAACTGGGTCAGAAACTGTAGCATCTTGTAGTGTATGTGTAGTATTAATTCTTCTCAAAGATATTCCATTTAGTTCATACTTATATACTGAAGTTCCTTGAGAATATGAAAATGGTAGAGTTTGATCGATACCTCTAGTTATTCCAGTTAAAGAGTTTGTGGTAACTCCTTCGTAAGAAATAATTTCATTTCCAATCAAAACATATCCTGGATTGGTATTACTAACACCAACATTTTCAAAAGTAGAAAAACTAATAGTGCTATCTACTAAAATATCTTGATTGGAGTCTTTTATGTAGTCCGCTGTTAATTTGATCGGTTTAATATTTCCAATGACATTTGATATTTTTACAATATTTTCTCCTGCGTGCATTCCATGATTTCTATGATTTACTTTTATATGCAAACCATCTGTTTCTACTTGAATTCCATCTGCTGGTATAAGAACATTACCACCAACAGAGGAATTTAAATCTGTAGTTATACCAGAATTATTAACATACTGAATTGCTTTTGCGGTTCCAACTTCAAACTCACCTTGAACATTATCAATTATTAGTTCATTTACTCCACTTAGTTCTGATATAGATATTTGTAAGTTTCTACCAAGAGAATTTGTTCCAATTTGTGGTGCAGTCAAAACATCTCCAACAACATACCCTGTTCCACCATTGGATATAGTTGCTGCAATAGCAACACCATTAGAAATTGTAATATTTGCAGTGGCATTTCTACCATTCCCTGTAATATTACTCAAAGAAACTCCATTATATGTAAAAGATCCTGATGTTGGAGTATATCCAACACCAGCATTAACCAAAGTTAAATTTCCTTTTGCGATACCAGCAGCTGCAACATAATTTCCTATTGCATTAGTTGATTTCTGCAAAATTGTATTTCCAAAAGTCAGATTTGAGTCTTGAACTGTTGTTCCTAAACCAACTCTTATTTTTTTTGAAGAAAATTCAAGAGAATCTTTAACTAAAGTTGCAACTTGACCATTTCCTAAACTTGATTCTGGATTGTAGAATGAAAAGTTTCCTTGACCTTGAGTGAAATTTGCTCTGTATAATGTAAATTTCAAATCTTCATATGGACTTTCATTCCATGTCGAAGCATTTTGAGACTTAAAAAGTCCACCAGATACTGGTTGCTTAGTAACTACAAGTTGCGATGATTCTTGTTGTGATATTGTCGAAACATCAATTTCTCCTAACCTAGAAACCCAAACATTATAATTTTGAGATTGTGAAATTATAACAAGAGCATGAAATGTTTGACCTTTAAGATAAACTGGAGAAGGAAAAGTTACTCTAGTTGGAACAGAGGCATCAGAATATGCCTGAATATCTTTGGGGTCTAATATAACTTCACCGAACGGATATACTTTCTTGGTTGGTACACCAAGTTCCATTGGCCTAAGTTGGACAGTTACTGGCAAATCATCATCTTTAGATAAAAAGTACAAATCAACAGAAGTAATAAAAGCACCTCTTCTATTTTCAATATAAAAAGATTGTGCCAATGGATCTATAACTTTCATTTTTTTAGTTTTTTATTATTTCTATTTATTTTGATTAGTTATCAGTATGTGGTCACTAGTAAAATTTTTGACATTTTCTTCGCCATAGTTCAAAGTCAACTCTTCTCCGATATCAATATCTCTAGTTGCATAATGGATCATTATTTCATTTGCTCCATCAATTTCCCATTATTTACTTACAAATTACATAACCTATTTAAAGTATTATTAATCTTTTATTGGTCTTAAGATTAACATCACGCATACCTATACCGCCGCCGCTACTGCATCAGCGTTTGCCACCGCCACCGCGACCGCCACCGCCGCCACCGCGACCGCCACCGCCGCCACCGCGACCGCCGCCGCCACTTGGTGCTGGTGCTGGTGCTGGTGGAGATGCGCTATTGTTACCGCCACCGCCGCCACCGCCGCCACCGCGACCGCCACCGCCGCCGCCACCGCGACCGCCACCGCCGCCGCCACCTCCGCCGCTATTCTTATTGGATGCTTTAGGTGGTTCGTTTACTCTTGCAGCGGTTGCACCTTGACCTACTTTTGCTCCAGTTAGAGAAACATTTCCACCAGATGCAACAACAGTTTTAGGTCCATTTTTAGTATTACCTGTTGATACTGAAATATTATTAGCCTTCGCATATGAAGAAGAGTTAATTGCACTAACCACCTTTCTTTCTTGCTTTGCGGTCATGTCAGTGTCAATTTTCTTAACTAAATCTCTAGGAACACCTGCAGCTTTTGCTAGATCTGTTAATCTATCTGCACCACTGTCATATAATTTTGGTGTATTGTAGTTATAATAAACAATAGTTGGGGGTTTTGCAGTAGGTACAGGTGTTACCGGAGTTACTGGAGTTGCCGGAGTTACTGGAGTTGCTGGAGTTGCAGGTGCTGTAGAAATAACAGGTGCTGCAGCTGGTGGAGCAGGTGGAGGAGTTGCTGGACCTGGAATTGCAGGCTCATCTTGTGGGGCTTCTATTCTGATAGGTCTTGATACAATTACATTTTCTTGAACCGTATTAATCTTACCTTCGGAGACATACTTTTCTTCTGCGCTGGTAGAATATGTTCCATATACTAAAGAATTCGATTCACTACTAGTTAATCTGAATACCTTAGATCCACACTCAAATTTAGGATTAACATCTACATTTGGATTTGGTATAAAGAAGGATCCCAAAACAGTTCCGGTTCTATCTGTTACTAGTTTAATATTAGTAATAACTGCTTCTGCTTGACTTGTTTGTCCCCTCAACTTCATTCCAATAGAAATATATCCATTAAATTGTCCTTGGGGCTGATTGGATAAACTATAAGTATCAACATTAAGAATAGATGATGTTGAACTATAAAGTTCCGGAATATTTGTAGTTGGATCGTATGGATTTACTGTGTAAATATCCTTAGGATTAATATAATCTCCATATTTGTGATTTTGTTTAGCCACCCTAAAAGTTATTTTTGGAGACAAACTATCTAAAGTATCAAAACTACCTATGACTGTTTCACCAACTTGAAAAACTCCACTAGTCATACTAATTTCAACTAATTTTGGTATAATAAATTTGCCAAAATTTACACCGTTAAAAAATGGATATACTCTTGTTAATGGTCTTAATCTATTTGCAGTAAACTCTACATTTCTAGACCTCATGTAAGGTATTACCTTTGTATCAAGTACTCTATCACCAAAAGAGGTTCTCTTTTCGGGTATAACCCAAATTTTTTCAGTTGCATTCCATTCACCACCTACAAATCCCTTTTGTGGATCATATTCCAGAAGTTGTTCGAGTTCAGTTTCTTCTCTATCAATAAAAAGTGTATTAGATGCATTTCTAACCTGATCTACCCAAACATCGGAAGATGGGAATAACAAAATAGTACCATTATAAAAATCTTCAATGTAAGGATTTACATTAACTGCTCTTGATGCATATGGTTGTACTATTTCTGGAACTTCTTCATAGTCCAATGTTACTAATTGACCGGTTCTTCTTACTCCAGTTCCAATTAAATTGGTATCTGTCTTTGCATCTTGTAATGGATTTACTGATGTACCTATTCCAACTGAAGAATTTGTACCTAATAGCAAATCTATTGATGTTGTATAATGATTTGGTCTCAATTCTATATTAGTAAGATCTATAGAATTTTTATATACTGCTAGTCTATCTTGAGTATCTTTTGAAGTAAAATTGTCTACAAAAAATCCAGATTTAAATCTGTTTATTCCGTTTTCGTCAATTACTGATAATGTAGATGTATTTAATTCAAGTAAAGAAAGTGAAGTATAATACTCTAAATTTTCAATCCTATCCTCAAGTTTTGTGATGTCCGACATCGTATATCTTTTATGTTCTTTCAGGTCAATATCAATTTCATTAATATTGATCAAATAAGGTGGAAGATAAGCACTTGCAATTTCCAAAACATCTTCATCAACAAGAGGTTGCTGTGGCTCTTCTGCTGAAACACCATTTTTTACCTGTAAAGAACCATTTTTATTGAGAATAATTTTATCAATTCTTGGTAAATAGAAAGAATATGACAAAAGAATAGACTCATCTGAAGCTAGAATGTTAGATGCGGAATTTCCAGATTCAGTAAAATTCCTAGATAAAAATTCAAAAGGTGATCTTGAATTTTCTGTCGGCGTAATGGGAGAAACTCTAGGTCTGATATCAATAATATCAGAGTTTCTTAATGTGTCATAGACACTACTTATATAACCATAACCAAATTGCTCATATGAATTTACTGTTGTTATATCTCCATTATCAGACTCAGAAAAACTCGCAGATTCAAAAATTACTTTTAATTTTCTTGTTGGTTCCTTTGTATTTTTTCTTCTTATTAACTTAGAGTAATCATAAATTGTTTCTTTTTGATTTGAATCAATAAAGAACGAGGAACTAATATCATTATCTCCAATATCAGAAGACACAATAATAGCAGTAATACCAGACTCTTTAAATGTTATTTTTTCACCTTCAATGAAAGAACTTGAATTCAGATAACTAAATCCCACCTTTAGATCATTAATTTTTTCTGCATAAATTCCAATAGATTTGCTTCTTTCTCCAATAAACTCTTCACCAAGTAAAAGGTCTGCAGTTTTGCCTGTAGGTCCGGTTAAATTGTTTAATATTAAAGATGGAGTATCCGGAGTTGAGATATCATTAGATTCATATACTCCATATATTGTAGATACATCTGGTTCAAGTAAGCAAATTTCTTCATCTTGCACCCTAGTTCCATACGGATAATTTCCATACTTAAGTCCATCGTTTATTGTCGTTGATCCAATACCTGAAGATGAATACTTGGATTTGTCGATAATAATTGTTTTTATTCTATTCCTATTTTTAATCTTTGACTTTATATTAGTTTTTCTAAGAGTTGCAATTAATTTTGCGCTTCCACTCCCAGAAAGGCCATTTATGGTCAAAGAATTTGATCCATTTGTGAATACAAATTTATCAGCACTCAAAGATTCTGTTTGGCCATCTTCTCTTACTAATACATATCTTTCTTCATCAAATGGTAAGAATGTTTCGTTAGCAGCCGCGTTTATTACTCCGGTAGAGTTTGATGTTATTGTTACATTAAACTGTTTTCTGATTGTTAAGTGTGAATTAGTTAAATCTACACTTGAAATGTATGATTTTGGTAAAACGGTATACAGAGAGTTATCTTCAGATATTTGTAGAGATGTTGTAACTATTCTAAAGTCTGATGGTGTTATATCAGATAATGGCAGAGATCCATCACACACTCCAGCAACAGTAGTTACACCACTGATTGTCAAAGATCTATCTGATACTGACAGAACTCTAGCAAAAGTATTTGTAGAAAATCCTGGATTTGAAAATGCTACTAAGTTGCCAACATCAACGACACCTGAAAAGAAAGTATTTGATGTTGTAACTGTGCTAATGCCAGAGGATCCATTCGATACTTTTACCTGACCTATTGAAATTGATTGAGTTTGTAATGTATCTGCTGTAAAAGTGTAGGCACTTCCAACAATACCGTATAAAGATTTTACATCATTTATTCCGTAAGATTTTACTGACTTAGTTACTCTTGTATTTTCTATCCCATCAAAAATAAGTTTTTCACCGAGAGAAAAAGTTCCATTTGTTGTGTAGACTGTGACTGCAATTCCTGAAGAAACATCATGTCTCAAATATCCAACTGCTCCGCTTTCTTTACCTTTAATGTGAGTTGGAGTTTTTAGTGTTATTGGCTCATTTAATGTTAATGTTGTGTATGTCTGAATATCATAAAGAGAAATGTCCCACTGATTTTCATTTGGATTTGATGTTGTATATGAACCAGATTCTAAGGCAAAATCATAAACTCTAGCTAATCCAATTTCATTTCCAGCAGCAGAAGTTGGAGATTCTCCTACTCTACTATCCCTAAGACTTACATAATAAGTCGTAGCAATACTAACAAGAGGGGAACCATATACTCGATTTAAAGTTAATGTTGGGCCAGTAAAATAATTTATACTTTGATCTGTTAAAGTCTTTGTATCTCTTGGCTTTTGAAAATCTAAAAATGTAGGACTAATTGTTTCGATTTCAAATCCACTTACATAGGCTTTAAGTGGAGATATACTATATGCACCAATACTTTCATCTGGAATATTATCATCATAAGTTAATTGATTTTCATCAAATAATCCATTATTTCCCTTAAAATTATTTAAACTTTCATTAACCCTAACGATTGGCGGATTTACATAATAATTTCCAGATTCATTAAAAGTTCTTCTTGCAAATTCTTCCGCTAATGTATTATATTGAGAATTACTTACCTGACTAATAAGTTGTCCAGCATTAATTTCTAATAACTGAATAAAGTTTTCTGTATCATTAGAATCTAATGGTATTTGATCTAATTTAACAAAGATCGAAAATCTATCAGAACCAGGTGCTGAGTAATTTGAAAATCCTTGGGCATTATCATATAAAGTATCATCATCGACTGCCGTTTTAATATCTTCAAATATTCTGAGACCTACTTTGGCACTGGGAATATTTGAATATGGATCTAGATATAAAATACTGGTGGGTACATTTACGAAGTAACCTCTAATAAAGTAAATTCCTTCTTCTAGATAAACAGCAGATCCTAAAGAAGTTCCATTTTGAGAAATAACGGTAGCAAATCCTTCTCCATTTTGAATTAGAATTTCTGTGGGATCTTCATCATCTATTGTATTAGGATCTATTACCTCAACATCTTGATCTAATAATAAATTTTCTCCATTTAAAAATGCTCTTTCGGAATTTGTTTCCGAATCAGATGCTAAGTATTTTACAAATATAGTTGTCCTATCAACTCCATTTCCGGATCTGATATAATTTTCAATAGTTGCAGTTACGCCACTTCTTTGACCTTTTATTTTAGCTCCCAATAAACTATCGAGATAAAAATAAGAAGGAATTCCTTGATAACTATCCTCAACAATAACACTATTTAAGTCGTTTTTATAAACGATATTACCAGGTATAACTACAGATCCTTCTTTAAAGATATGATTGCCAAATTGTTCAATTTGATTTTGTAGTATTGACTGTAAAGTAGTAAGTTCCCTAGCTTGAACTGGGTATCCAGGCTTAAAAAGAACTTTATAATATCCTTTACCAGGATCAAAATCGTCAAAGTAAGGTGATACATTGAGATTAGTTTCTTGGGGCATGATTTTTAATTAGAATTGCAAAATGACTTTAATATCTTCTTTTTGATTTAATGACCTAGTAATTGATGGTCTATTATCAATATAAATCATTTCTCCTGAATACCTTTTAACTTCTGGATTTGATATTCCATTAGTGAAGTATTGACCAAGATTATATGTCATCATATTAATAGTTGTACTAAATCCTGTAAAACTAGTATCCACCGATAAATTATTTATGCTACCATTAATAATTCCTCCAGATGAAGAAAATCTCACTAAATTATATCCAAACTGTGGAGAAAAAGTTAAAGAACTAGTTCCAGTTTGGAATCCAACATTACTCCTATCTTGCCAATATTTTAAAACTCCAGTTTTATTATCATAAGAAACTACTCTACCAACTGCAGTTCCTATTCCTGGTATTGTTTGTGTGATTATAGAATTTGCTGGAAATAATGCAGAACTAAAGTTTCCGGTTAGTTTAACTGCATATGCATTACTTGCTTTTGCCGCAGTTAAAGTAGTGGATGAGTCAAAGGAGTCTGGGTTCTTAATTATTCCTACTCTTGCTACTTTATTGCCGGTTATAAAGTCTGGATTTAGATTGTCATTTTCTATTCTAGAGTAGATTAAAACATTTTTTGCGCCAAGTTCAGTATATACATTTTTTCCATGTCCACCTGGTGGAGGAATAATTACATCAAATGTGGGTAAAACCAACCCAGATATTCCCGCACTACTCAGATCTACAATTCCATATGTATAGTTTTGTCCACCATTTGTAACATTAATGGATTCTACAGTCCCATCATTTCCAATGACAATTGTAGCCGTAGCGCCAAATCCATCTCCTATAATTGGTACATTGCTATAAGTTATTAAAGAATTTGATAGCCCACTTCCTCTACCTGTAATAGTAATTATTTTAATTTGACCACTAACTGTAGGATCAGCATGATTTCTTACTTGTGAATTTTCGGAATTTGTTGGCCAATCTTTTGGAGTTGGCATATAGTCAAGAGATTCAAATTTTATTATATCACTAGGTTTTATTGTATACAAATATTTCCAAATATAGCCATCTCCACTGACACCTGCAGATTTTGGTTCTAGATCAGTAAAAGTAGGCTCATCAAGAGATGGTCGTCCATTTGGGTTTTCTGGGTCTGTTCCATTATGAAGGCAAATATAAACTTTGTAATCACTATTCATAACATAAAAGTTAGACTCATATAAACTTGTCTTATTTGATGGTTTGGACAAGTTATTTCTACTTATGTCATGCCTATACATGTCATAAGTGTTTCCAGATTGCCAGGTTATTTTTCTTATAACTTGTCTGACATCATCCGAAGTTATTTTTTTTAATGCAATTATGGTATCCCAAATATCATTGTAATTATCAAAAGAATCTATAGGATCAAGCGGAGAAGTTTCCCAATCCGCCTTATAATCGGTTGAATTTGTCAATCCAACAAAAGAATAATAATGATTAAAAGTTGATCCAATAGATGACAAAAAATTTTCAGAACTTAATATTCTAAATTGATCTGTTATAATCGCAGACATTGATTTATAGTTTTTTTTCTATTTATTAGACTTTATAGATCATTGTAATTTTCAATTCTTAATTGATTATATCTTCTTACTACGGGAGTACTATTCAATCCGACTACACCATAATTACTATTGACAGAGAATGAATTTATAACTTTTTCCACATTAATAAGACCCCAACTATAATCACCATAGTATGAACTATACCCAATTCCTGATAATCCATTGTAACCAGAAACACTAACAGTTACTTTAGCAACAGTAGCACTGCCAACACCATAAACATTAGTTGTTCCTATAGACACCGAAATAACTTGATATATATTATCCAATCCAGTTGTGCCTACTCCAATTATAGATCCATCATTTCTCAATGAAGTAACACCATTGCCAACATTTGAATTTGATACTTTAAAGTAATATCCTGCTTTTATTTGACTTTCTTCTATAATTGGATCAGTAATTGATAAATCTCTTAAATAGGAATCTTGTGGAATGTACAGATCAAAAACTAAAGCAGTTGCAGCAGACCCAACACTAGCTTTATTAATTCCACTAATTATTCCAAAGTCTCCAAAATAAGAAACATTATTGATATATTCTTTAGTTAATTTTGGTGGTTCTATAAGAATTATTGGTGGATTGGTAAATGTGTATCCATATCCTGGAGAAGAAATATTAATAGAAGTGACCATACCAGATGCGATAGAAGCACTTAAAGATGCTCTTCCTGTTGATCCAATTCCCACAGGATTTTGAATAGAAACAGTTGGAGTTGTTTTATATCCAGATCCTTTGTCATTTATATCGATAGACTGTATAGTTCCTCCAATAGAAACTGTAGCGGTTGCTATGGCAGCAGAAACTAAAGAGTTATCTATTATTTCAATTTTATTAATAATTTCTTGGTTTATATTTTCATTTTTAGGGTCAAATACTGTTTTAACCGAATCTACAAAAATTTGAGTAGAACCAACACTAACTGGTTGAATTAAATTGCTTGAAGGGAAAAAGTTGGGTTCATATCTTATTCTATTTTTGTTAATCTCCAGTCCACCAATTATGGTATCATTCCTTTGTTTGCACCATTTTACTGGTCTTAAAAATTCCAAATCTGATGTGATTCCTATAGAATTATAAGGATTTGTTTCGGTAGTATCTGGAAGAATGATATCAGTGACTAATCTTGCATTTTCCTTTAATTGATATTCATCACCAACAATTGTTAAAGTGTCTCCAACTTTGATTGTTTCTAATATATCTACATTAACGACATCAATATTTGGAGTTCCTTTGTAGAATAATATTCTACACTTATCTCCACTTTTTGGTGCCTCAGTAAATGTTATCAAACTTCCACCATTAAAAGTATATGCAACATTTGGTTCTTGTAAAACATCATTTATAAAAATAAGTAGAACAGATTCTAAATCTATATCTGACCCATCTTTTGTAATTATTGCAAATCTGTTTCCATTATCTGATATTGGGAATGTTTTTGTGAAATTGTCGAATAGGGAATCAATATCATCTAGTTTTTGGAGATCTCCTATCGACCAACCACTAAAAGTATCAGTATAAGTTCTTTCTACTATAACTGAAAATGGTCTAAAAGATTTGGTAGTATCAGTTGGAATCCCACTTAATCCTCCAGTCTCAATAGTAAGTACATCACCTTGTTTATATGAGTAACCATAATTACTAATTGTGAAATCAATCACACTCGATCCTTGGCCAACTACGATATCAATTTTTGCCTGAGATCCAGTTTCACCGTTAAGTGATGAGTATATAAGATCAAGATTTGAGTATGATAGTGGTTCATCAAAAATAACTTGAGGTGGATTTGATCGTGTATATCCTACTCCAGGATTTGTTATAGCAACACTAACAACATTACCACCAACAACTGAAGCAATACCAATGTATTGTATGTTTGGAGTTCCAGTACTTAAAGTTTGGACCCCAACTCTGACAATAGGTTGTGAACTATATCTATAACCAGAACCACTATTTCCTATGCTAATTGATTGAATTGTGCCTGCTGTAGAAACTACTGCAGTTCCTCCTGCGGACACTAAAGGTTGATATCCAAATCCACCACTAGAACCTACTGATACTATTATCCCACCTCTCGGAACACTTGCATTATTTGGGTCATAAAGTGCTGATGCTGCAGTGCCAGTAAAATTAAGTTGAGTATTCGATGAAGGTTCTGCTAAAGTATAATCATTTTCCGGACTTTGGAATATATTATTAATTAATATTATAGAATTTGAAGTTGAAAATCCAGTAATATTT